CCTAGCGGCGAAGATGATTCGCAATGCAGCTGACGGGGACAAGCACTCGACTCTGCTTGCTGCGTCTAGACTGGTAGGTGGATTCATATCGGCAGGAAAGATAGAGCAAGACGAAGCTACTCGTGTTCTCCTAAGAGAGATAGGCAAGCGAGACATAGATGATATGCCTCATGCTAAGAGCACTATCCTTCAAGGGATCGAGCAAGGTAAGCTTGACCCCATTAAAGATACTGTGAGCGCAGAGCAAGATGCTAGGCGTGAGCTTCTGATCAACGATGGGGATATGTCTTTCGTTTCATCAGACGATGAAGACTTCCGGTGGATAGACGACTACTCTCAAGGTAAGATTGAGGTAGGTCTGGATACTGGAGACCAGAAGTTCGATGAGTACTTCAGATATAAGAAGGAGTTCCTTATCATGAATGGTCATAGTAATGTCGGGAAGACTACTGTTGCGTTATACCTTATGGTGAATGCAGCTATCCGGCACAAGTGGAAGTGGGTTGTGTATTCGTCAGAGAACAACACAGCATCTATTAAGATGAAGCTTATGGAGTTTGCCTGTAATAAGAAGGCGAGCATGATGACATACCATGAACGTATGTTTGCCTACAAGTGGGTGAAGGAACACTTCACTGTCATAAGTAATCGTGAGACATATAGCTTCACAGACATCATCTTGTTTATGGAGAAGATTCTTCGTCAGCAAGAGGTGGATGCTGTCTTTGTTGATCCTTACAACTCGCTGAAGGTTCAGTCGGGTAATGTGAGTGAGCACCAGTATCACTATGAAGCTGCGTCAGAGTTTCTCACATTCTCTAACAAGAATAATGTTGCAGTGTGGCTGAATATGCACGCCGTTACAGAAGCTCAGAGAAGGAAGGGTGATGATGGGCTACCTGTCGCACCATTCGCAGAGGACACTGAAGGTGGTGGTAAGTTCGTTAACAGAGCTGACTGCTTTATCACAATACACCGGAAGGTACAAGCTCCAGACACAGACACTAAGAGAACTGCTGAGATCCATGTCCGTAAAGTCAGAGAGACAGAGACTGGCGGTCAGCCAACACCATTCGATGAGCCTATCGGGTTTGTGTTTAACACACAGGCAACAGGCTTTAGGATTCGCACAACATTTAAAGAGTTGTATGAACCTGTTCAGTACCAGAAAGAAGTAAAACAAATTGAATTTAAACTAGAACCAAATGAGGATTTCTTATCAACAGTGGAGGTATAGCCTAGAATAAAGGTTATATTTCCAAACATGAAGAGACGCAAAGCGGGTACGACTAAAAGAAAGTCGGCGAAGAAGCGTCAGTTAGGCAAGTATAAAAGTGGATTAGAGAAGAGCTGCGCTGACCTATTGAGGGAAGAGAAGATAGAGTTCGACTACGAGAAATTAGAGTACGTATTAGTTGAGAAGTTCCGGCATGAAGGTGTTTACTTTAAGATGACACCTAAAGCTAAGGAGATGAAAGATAGAACAGGAAGTATGATCCTGCCTATCAAGTACACTCCAGACTTTGTTGCGAAAGATCGCAGCTGGATTATCGAAACTAAAGGGTACACTCCGTCTCATCACGACTTCACCATGCGGTGGAAGTTATTCTTGAAACACTTGAACGATCAGGACGAACCCATTCCGATGTTGTTCATTTGTAAAAATAAACAACAGGTAGCTGAGGCTATACAAATTATTAAGAATGGAGGAACTAAGTAGTAGACTCTTCTCTGCGTGCACTAGAATGCATGATGCAGTGACAGGGTTTTATGAAGAAGTGCATCCTGATGGAACGCCTATTACAGATGAAGAGACTTTGCTTGCATTGACTACTGATCTTAAGTATTCTATCAGACTTGAACTTGATTACGTTAAAGAACTTATCAAGGAAAAGAATGAGCAAGATTGTTGAAGTAGAGATAACAGATGAAATGTTATCGAGAGCTAAGAGCCAAGCTTCTCAGCACTCAGACATCAAGAATAGTATTATGCGTGGCGGTGGAAACCTAGCCGGATATATTGGAGAGCAAGCTGTTCTTAAATATGTCGAGGGTTCTATCCCATACAATACTAAAGACTGTGATGTATATCTAAATCCTTTCTCTGACAATCCTATCAGCGTTGACGTAAAGACAAAGCGAAGGAGAGTTTACCCAAGAGAAGAATACACTTGTCACATTGCTGAGTCAAGTCTGCACCAGAACTGTGATGTGTATGTCTTTTGTCAGGTGAACTTTAAGAGGAATCCAAAGATTAAGTGGGAGCTTGATACAAGCAAAGCTTACATACTAGGATGGATAACTAAGGAAGACTTTATAAAGAAGTCTGTCAAAGTAAAAGAGGGTCAGTCCCTTAAGGATGTTGGTCATAGCGATGACGACAAACCACAGAGAGCTGACGCGAATGTATTATTAATAGGCGACCTTGAGGATATAAAAAATATTCCGTAGATTCGCCGTCCTTTTTCACAAAAATTTATGACTCAAAAACAAACTACCCCGTGGGGGGAGGTGGGCTACCCTACCTTTAAACGTACGTATTCTCGACCTTTAAAAAATGGCAAGACTGAAGAGTGGCCAGACACAGTTGACCGTGTAGTTGAAGCCTGTAACAAGCAGCTTAACTGTAACTTCTCAGAGAGAGAGCAGAAGGATGTCCGTGACATCATGCTTAATCTTAAAGGAACTGTTGCCGGAAGATTCCTGTGGCAGCTAGGGACTAAGACAGTAGATAAGCTAGGTCTACCTTCACTACAGAACTGCGCCTTCACTGTTGTTGATCAGCCTATCCGTCCATTCACTTGGGCATTTGAAATGCTTATGCTAGGATCTGGTGTTGGGTTTAACATACAGAGAGAGCATGTGTATCAGCTACCTAAAGTTAAGCGTAAGGTAAAGGTCACACGACTTGACGAGAATGATGCAGACTTTATTGTGCCGGACTCACGAGAGGGTTGGGTTGATCTACTCTACAGGGTTTTGAAAGCAAGCTTCAAGACTGGAGAGAACTTTACGTTTGCTACTCACCTTATTAGAGGTAAGGGTTCTGCGATCAAAGGGTTTGGTGGTACTGCATCTGGGCCAGAAGATTTAGTATGGGGTATGCTTGAAATAAACAGACTCCTTAACGAACGATCAGGGAAGCGTCTACGTCCTGTTGATTGCTTAGACATAATGAATATCATCGGGAAGATTGTAGTGGCAGGAAACGTACGCAGATCAGCTCAGATAGCTATTGGAGATCACGATGATCTAGAGTACTTGAGAGCTAAGCGTTGGGATCTTGGTGGCATACCTAACTGGAGAGCCATGAGTAACAACTCTGTTGCTTGTGACGACATCTCTTTACTACCAGAAGAATTCTGGGAAGGGTATAAGGGTAACGGAGAACCATACGGATTGATTAACCTTTCTTCATCTAGGATTCAAGGACGTACTGGAGAGACACAGTATCCGGATCCAGATGTCATGGGATATAACCCGTGTGCTGAGCAGTCTCTTGCAAACTTTGAAACCTGTTGTCTTGCAGAGATATACCTACCAAACATTGAGTCAAGGATAGAATTAAAGAAAGTAGCTAGGTACTTATATAGAATTAATAAGCATAGTCTTGCTATCCCTTGTTCAGTTAAAGAGACAGAGGATATTGTTCACGCTAACATGCGTATGGGTATTGGAGTTACAGGGTATCTTCAAGCTACAGACGAGCAGAGAAGCTGGTTATCGGATGTATATGTGTATCTTCGTTCTTACGATAAACAATATTCTGAAGACAATGACTTCCCTATTTCCATTAAAATCACTACAGTCAAGCCAAGTGGAACGCTGTCTCTTCTTGCTGGCGTTACTCCCGGAGCACACCCCGGATATTCAAGACACTACATACGACGAATCCGAATGGCAGCTGATAGCGAACTTGCATCGGTGGCTAGGAACAACGGGTATTTCGTAGAGTATGTAAGAAACTTTGACGGAACAGAAGATCACTCTACTGTTGTTGTTGAATTCCCTTGCCAGTTTCCTGAAGGAACTATGTTCGCTGAGGATATGACTGCGGTCGATCAGCTGAATGTAATCCGCAAGCTGCAAGCAGAGTGGAGCGACAACTCAGTATCAGTGACTATCTACTACCGCAAGCATGAGCTTGACGCAATTAAGCAATGGCTATCAGAGAACTATGTGAATACAAAGTCTGTCTCTTTTCTCTTGCATAGCGAACACGGATTTGATCAGGCTCCATTGGAGGAGATCACTGAAGCTCGCTATCTAGAAATGAAAGAGAAGGTGACTGCGATCACATCACTTGATAGTTTAAAGATGGATGACATCGACATAGCTGATTGTGATACAGGCGCATGCCCAGTCAGGTAGAATAAAGAGATGAAGGAGAGAGGGGCTTACAACCCCTTTCTTTTTTTATCTACTTTTCTTTGTGGTGTTTTGCTTTGGTCTTGGACTGTTTACCGTCTGAGCTGTTGGTCTGTTGCCTCCTATAGATGTCCATGCCTGCTGTTCTCTGTGCATCTGATCTATAATCGAATCCATACGTTTGCTCCAGTCAGAGCTCTCATTAATCTTAGCTCTTCTACGATCTTGCTCTGCTACATATCTGTCTATACCATCTTTCCATTTCTTTTGACGCTTCTCAATCTTATCAGCTTTAGCTGCAAGCTCTTTTGCTTCCTCTGTATTACCAGCATCAAAAGCCACCTCTGCTTTGTGCTTAATTCTAAGTAGCCTCTTCTTGTTCTCTGCAAGGCTATCCCAGTTATCTGGTTTCCAATCCGCTTTCCCGCCCTTACGATACTTCTTTACTGCTTTCATTTAGTTTTCTTTACAGATGCCCCATAGTAGTATGCAAAGATATTGCCTATAACAACACCTTCAATCATACCCATAAGGTGAATGAATAGATCGTTCTCTCTTACGTTCTCAATATATACTACAGCGTAGATAGTAAACAAGAACGACACCAATCCAACGATCCCTGTGATGATCATCATCCAGTCGTTGTCTCCTGTAGCCTTAGCCAACTCAATTTCTCTGTTGCGTGCAGACGCACGATCAGCAGCCTCTAGCTCAAAAGCCATCTGCTCAAACTCAGCCTCTTGCTCTGGCGTTACGTCTGGGTCTTTACTTATCAGGTTCTTAACGACACCTAGATAACCTCCTTCCGGAAGCAGATCCCCTACAACATCTAATACAGCAGGAGCTTTCTCCTTTAGCCACTGCCCTACTTTGGTATCTTTAATCTTCTTCATATTGATCTCGGTAAATTTTTTCTATCATGTATAGCAGCTGAACAGTGTGTGGTCTAAACTCGCCTCTATCATACTCAACAGCACTCTTGTAATCGTCGTTCAATTTATTAAGCATTCGTAGCTTCTCATAATCAG